AATTTAAGTTATATATAATATGATATTTTTTATTATATATTATATATTATTTTTTTTTTTAATTAAAATTAAAAATAAAAATTTATCTTGACTTGTTGACTTGAAACCTTAAAATTGCTTGTAAAATCAAGCTTTTTCACAAGTCAAGATCAAGTCAAGATCAGGCCTTTTAAGTCAAGATCCATCCTGACTTGAATTAAAAAGTCAAGATCAAGTCAAGACCAAGTCATCTTGACTTAATCTTGACTTAATCTTGACTTAATCTCAATTTTTAGATTTCCGGCTAAAAATTAGGTACAGTTAAAATGGATCTTGACTTGTACGGCCTCAATTTTATATACAATTAAAATGGATCTTGACTTGTTAAACTCCGGAACGGATCTTGACTTGTTAAAGTCCGAAATACTTTATTTTCTATTAAATGCCATTCACTTTCTGTCATGCCGCCGCAATCATATTTTTCTTGTAAATTATAAAAACACTGTCTTAAATATTTATCGTTATGCCAGGATCCAAAAACTTCCGGTATTGCAATTATATGTGTTTCATGCGGAACTGTAAAATAATGAATAAATTTTTTTAATTCACATTTATATCCGCGAGCTTTCATTTCCATAGCAACGAACAAACCATATGTATAAAAATGTGTCATAGGATAATCCATAATTTTATTTACCAACATATGTCCAGGAGTGCCAGTCGATGAAATGTTCTTAGCGATCGCGCAGCATTCTCGCCACTGCCCCAAGAGTTGTTTTCTCGGTAAAACCGAAATTAATGCTTTATGCCATAGTCTCATAATTTTTATACCTCCTTAATCCTCATTATTTTCATTTATCTTTTCTACAATATCATCAATTCCAATTATTACCTTTTCTCTTGTTGCATCTGTAAGATCACAATCTTCAATATCATTCCAAACAATTATTTCTCTGATTTCTTCAAACTGCTTAAGCAATTTTTCCATTTTCATCGTAATCACCTCATATAAATTCACCCCAAATATAATTACAAAACAGTTCTTTCACCGTGCCCTTCTCCTGCTTGCCATATTTAGCAGTTAAATTATTAAGTTCTGTAAATGCCCAACATCTTGCTTTCTCAACTTGAGCATCTGTAATTTGATCCATGCATGCTTTTCCAAAAAATTCTTCTCCATAGTCTCTAAAAATCTGATCAATATATGCAGCCATTATATTTTCCTCCATTATAATTTAGGTTTAAGCTTAAATTTAAATAGGCTGTTCATCCAACTCCATTTAACCAGTCCGTTCTATTTTCGTTCCCGCCTTATCGGCTCCCCTACTACCTTCTTTTCATGTGTAGGCTCATCTGCTTCCAGGCATCGGCTTTATGGCCCCCATCAACGGGTTATGCTCCACAGACTCTAGCTTGTCTGGCACCTATTTAAAGTTATTATTTTTTAATAATCACCACGGCTTATATTAAACATCTTTAACGTTCTGCAACCAGGGCAGTGGATCATGTCCAATATAATAGTCGTTATAGCATGATATAAATTCCTGTAAATTTCTCCTGTGTAGTTATTCATATACTTATAGCTCATTTTATACCTCCTTAATAAATTGAATTAATTTAAATTGAATTACTTAGTCTCAAAGCAGCACTTCTTATTATTCCAGAAGCGGACATTTTCTCTATACATATCGTTAAAATCTTCAAACGGTCTGCGGGTTACACAATAACCGGCTTTATCAGCCTTACCGACGGTTGCAAATAAATTGTCGATCTTTGTCTTTACGGTTGCGCCGCTATCAGTAGTAAAAACAAGGTGCTGAGCAGTGGTCTTTGTAAGGGTGGCCGGCTCGCCGAATGTGGAATGTCCACCGCCGCAGCGAAATACTGTAACTCTATCGCCGATCATCATATCTACAAAACCTGTTTCGCAGCCGTTTCCTGTATGTGTCCAAACCTTCATGATATTAACCTCCGTGCTTATCAATTAATTTATTGCCTGTTTACATTATATATAATATCACATACCATTATATTTGTACATAGTTTTTTGAAATTTTTTCTAAAAAATTTTTATAAAAAATCAGATCTAAAGATTTACTCCTTAGATCTGATTTTTGAATTTATTAATCTTTGTTTTCCAGGCGTCTTGATTTGATAGCATCCCGCCCATCAGTAACACCCTGGAAATATACTCCAGAATCGCGGCTAGCACTGATGCGGCACTGTTTGGATTTCCAATTGGCCGACATATTAGCAAATTCGGTTTCTACTTCTTTGGGAGTAACAATAATAAGTGCGGTGCACTGTTTCTCAAGCTCACGGCTGATCCCGTCTACAAAACCATTCAGATATGCATTCATAATACCTTTGGTAGAACGGCCTTCTTTACGGCGTGCGTTATAACATCTTATTGCACCTTTACCGCCGACAGAATATAAAAATCCAAAAACTTCTTTTGCGATCTCTGCATCTTTTTTATAACCAAAGAACACAATAGACTTGCCTGAAGCATAGACTTTACAACAAAAGTTTTTTGCAATTACAGGAGCCAGGGCGAACCGCCACTTTTTTACTTCATGCGTACCGCTATCGGTACAGACCGCGCTAAAAAATTCAGCCTTAGCGGTTTCATCGATCTGAGCCATGTCAATATGATATTTAGCCATAAGTTCCTGGGCCTTGAGTGCGGCCGCGGCAGCCTCATGCTCACTTGGATTATTTCCAGCCAGGGCAAACAGGTTTCTAATCTTATTAAGGATCTTATCTTCAGTCATTTTAAATTACCTCCAAAATTTTAATTTTGTGATTTTATTATCACCGACCGGCGTTGGCCGGTTTCGTCTTAATTTTCAAAGACTCATCAGGGTAATTTATTTAATTGGAAAATATTTATCAGCTAATTCGCCAAGCTTTAAATATTCCCAACCATCAATCTTATTTGTATTATATGCCTCAAAAATAACATCCAGGGCGGCGCTATAAGACGGAAACGTTTTTCCTTTAATTAAATACTCAATTGCATTATAAGTAGTCATGATCTTATCTCCTTTATTTATTCAGTTCGTTTTTCTTAATTTCAAATGCATCATAGATTTTTCCAAAAGCTTCGTCGCTCATATTTCCAGCGGCATGCAGCATAAGGACTTCTTTCATAATGGCCTTAAGCGCATCGTTTGTAGTTGTATTTTTGATCTGCTTTATAAACTGCTTCATGATCTTAACCTCCGTGTTTATTGCCTCGTTACATTATATATAATACACTATACCATTATATTTGTACATAGTTTTTTAAAAAAATACTGCACAAAATCCTGTAAGATCTTTTGTGCAGTACTCCATTATAAATTAATATTCTTCATCATCCAAATTTTCGGCCATTTCTTGTATTTTGGCAATTATTTCCCCAGTAGTAGGCGGTGCCACATATTCATAATTATATAAATAATTTTCAAGCCAGGCGATCAGCTTATCAGGATCAATGCGCCTTCCTTTATTTAACTCCTCATCTAAAAATTTTTTATGATCAAAACCTACTATATATCCGGCCACAAATACTGCCATAGTTATTAATGTATAACGAATAATATCTTCCCACATAAAATTTTCCTTTTAATTATTTTTACACCACATATATAAAACAAATGCCCACAATAATAACTCAAGTAACATGACCATTACTTACATCCCCATCCTGTCGTCTTCGTTAGATCCAGTTTTTAGAGCAGCATACATAAATAATATATCAATTAATACTATTATCCAAATCATCCCGCGCCTCCTTTCATTTTCGCTCCGCAGTTCGGGCAGAACTTTGGTTTATTTGTGCCTACGACGGCAATTCTTTTCAGCGTATCTTTGGTGGTATGCAAACCACATTCAGAACAATAAGCATTGCCCTGCTCGTCTACTATCCACTCTCCTTCCGCACGTTCGGGCTTTTTAAGTGCTTCAATCACCATATGTATAGCATCAATAAACTCAACATATTCGGCTTGAGTAAGTGCGGTAATTGGTACTGCCAATTCTAAATAGTTGATTGCTTTTTCTTTAGTCATCGGTTTTCCTTTTCGCCTGTTTTATGTATTCATCTATCTTGTTCTCATTGTTGTAGATCAATCTCGGACACTTTTTGCATTCAGGCACAAGCACGACATCTTCGTAATAGGAATCAGCACGACCAAGGCAGTACATATTATGATCAACTTCCTCAATGGCATATCCGCCGTCGCACTTGTTATGGTGCACGTATTTCATCGGTTATCCCTCTAATTTCCCTAAGCTATCTTTGAATGTATCAAGAATTACTCGTGCTCGCTCTCTGTCCGCATATGTTACATCAGGCGTTGGATGCGTAATAATCCGCCACGCCTCATTATATTCAAATTGTGCCGCCTTGAGGATTTTCAACCAGTCAATCATCTGCTTGCAGAACTTTACATCCTCTCGCCAATCGTTTGCTTTCTCATGGTCACCCTCTCGTTCGCAAAGATCTATGCTTCGTTCAGCAAGTTTTGCACTTTCAGAATACAGAGTTATTACTCCCTCAATTTTCATTCTGTCTCACCGTCCTTCTCCCTCAAAATTGCAATAATGTCTTTGCAAATAGATTCGGGAAGAATACTAACTCCATCTTCTGTGTTGGTTTCTACCCAATATTCAAAGGCATCTATGTGCTTTTTCTGCTCATTCGTCATTATTTTCGCCATCCTCTCTATCCATGGCCTCCAATATATTTGCGATGCGGTCAAGTTTCATAACAATTTCTATAATATAGTATTGGTGCCCAAGTTTATCGCTGATAGAATTCAGATTTCTTCTGATAAACTCTATATTCTCTTGAATCTTATTAAGGTATATAGCAATAAATAATGTGCTAACCGCAATAGTCACATGACATATAAGATTAGCTAATTCCATGCTCATTCCATTCACCGTCCGTTCCATATTGCATTTTCAACATATTCAAAAAATTCAACCAGGTCATACAGTGAAATAGATTTATCCATGTCTTCTGAGAGATTCTTCTCCTTTAGCCATTCTTCAAAATATTCTTTAAGTGTTCTAACACTGTTTCTGTTGATCGCTTCATAAACTGTCATTCTATTCACCATCCTTTAATTCTATATATTTATAATATCTTCATTTATTAAATAGGCGGGGCTAACTGAATCTTATCAGTATATCTTTCTGGATGAAAAAAATCATCATTACCTGGAACATCGCCATATTTAGCACAATAAGCAGCACACTCCTTGCCTTCATACGGGCAAATATAACAATGATCCCAGGGCGTACTATTACAATAATCAATTAATTGTTTTTGAGTTATTTTTTTCATTTACATATCCTCCAATCTTCTGTTAATATACCACAAAGGCAGCATAGCACTTGACTGAAATTGGCCTGCCTGCAACGGATAAATACATTGTTGCGTTTGGCCTAATAAAGTGCTTTGTAATGTATGATAATTACATTGTTGTGTTTGATCTAATAAAATATTTTGTAAAGTCATTGCATCTATAAGGCCATGTTTTTGTTCGTATGTTCCATTTAAGCAAATATCAACAATATTTTTCTTAAATTCTTCTGTTGATACTAATTCAGGCTCGTCAATTTCGTCTGCCTCCCATCCGGAAATTAGTGCTTTTGTATCGGGCTTTGTCGGTTCTTTGTCTTCTACCGATTTCTTTACAATACCGTTCAAGTCTTTAATGCATTTTGTTTGCAGCTCAATGCATTCTTGATTTAGATTAACTCTTTTTACAAGATGATCAATAGTCAGTTTTTGAAGTTCTCTTTTAATACGCTCGTCATCAATTTTCGCAGACAAATGTATGCAGATACCTCCAAAAATGCCGACTGTTACCAATAAACAACTTATTATAAGTGTCATTTACTTTCCCTTTCCGGCAGCGCCAAAATCTCGCTAATTGGTGCATCAAGATAAATGGCGCCCTCATTTCCGCCGTTCTTGTAAGAATTATAGCAGCGCCCGGACACCATTTTAAATTCTTCCGGATCTTCTAGTGGTGTCCAATCAATTGGACAATAACAACATCTTGTATTATCACCAAAGTTTTTCTTTACAAACTCGCACAGGACACAACTATGCACAAACGGCTTATCAAAATGTTCACGCACCCAACCCGTTTTAAAATCTGCCCGCTCCCTTGCGGTTGGATTGTCGCCATATTCCTCGGCCATATCACTCCACATCATACGGTGATATGCAAGTGCTTCTTCTTTTGTCATTTCCTTATATTTTCACGCCATTTTGTTCCTCCACTAAAAAACATTTTTTGGCCTTTGTTCCATTGCTTGTCATTACTCAGTTATTCTCATTACATATTCAATATTTTCCAGATCTGCATAAAACAAAAAACTATCGTTTGAATCATAATTTTTCCAAACTTTTACAGTTTTTGCATTATGATCAATTTCAAATTCTATCCTACTCCATTTAAATTTCACAACATCTTTGCTTTTTGTTCTGATCACAAGTTTATCTGTCATGTATTTACTTTATTTCCTTTCTGAATCTGGATATTTATGATAAGGTTCTGTATTTTTATCAATATTAGTTGCAGCCGACTTCATTCTAATAATAGCATGTTTTAATGCATCTCCAAAATTTGGAACATAAAAATTACTATCCATATATTTATCCAGGCCTTGCTTTAATATTTTTGCACATTCTAAATCTGTCATTTTATTTTTTCTCCTTATAAATCAAATTACAGGCTTCGCCAGGGATATTCCGCCCTGGCAAAACCAAATTTTATTAAAATAATTTACTTTCAATAAACGTTTCCATATGCTCTCTCTGATCCGCGCTCGGATAAAGCAGCTCAAAATCTTTCTGTGATATGATTAATAAACACTTAAGATAGCCTTTAGCAACTCGCATTCCCCAGGACACACCAGACAGCCAATCAATCGGCATCTGCTTATCATTTAAAACTATGGAATTAAGCAAAGGTTCATTAGATTTGCCAGTTAATTCTCTAACCGTACAAATAGGTGTAGTCTGATATTCGGCATGGTATCCAGGTGAATGTGCATTTTTTCTTGCCCTGGCTTTGACAAATGTCACATCATCCTGGCCCTGCATTCGCTTAAAATAATCTTTAACTTTCATATAATATCCTCCTTATGATTATTAGCACTGATATTTTTTTGTTTCTATTGCCACACTGTTATGAATCTTAGCAAATGCTTCCGCTTCCTGCTTGTCTTTAAAAGTCATTATATTCATTGCAATTCCGTTTTTAAAATTATACTCTACCCACCATTCTACTCCAAGATATTTCATACTTTTACCTCCATAATTTTAAAATTTTGACTTGTACCAGACGGCCTCACGGCCGTTTCGTCTTAATTTTCAAAGACTCATCAGTGGTACTTTTTAATCAACTAATGCGATCCAAAGTTCATTTCCTCTTTCTTCAAAAAAATCATATTCTTCAAAAATATTGTATTTTGCTTTTGCAGCTTCCAGGGTTTCAAATGTCTCATAAATTTCATCTGTCATCGGCTCCCATACAACAACTTTTGTATAAACTTTCTTCATGATCTTATCTCCTTTATTATTTTATTGCCTCGTTACATTATATATAATACACTATACCATTATATTTGTACATAGTTTTTTAAAAAAATACTGCACAAAGTTGGGGATCAAAAATTGTACAAATATAATGGTATAGCTCTAAAACGCTCCAGAATTGCCCATATCGCCTTATAATTAAAAGGGTAGCTAAACCGCCGCCCCTTCAATTATTTCTCAACACGGCTTAAAATTTGCTTGATCTGGCTTAACTCTGTTTCGGCCGGCGCTGCCCGAGGGGAGTTTCAATGGCTTCGGCGATTGTCCAACCGTTGCGTTTAATTCTGTCATAAAGTGTATGGTAGGGAATTCCCAATTCTTTTCCCCAATCTTTAATAGACTGAGTTTTATTTTTATAGGTAATTTGATTTTTCGTTTTGGCCTCCACAGGCTTAGGCTCTACAGCTTTGGCCTCCACAGGCTTAGGCTCTACAGCTTTGGCCTCCACAGGCTTAGGCTCTACAGCTTTGGCCTCCACAGGCTTAGGCTCTACAGCTTTGGCCTCCGCCGCTTCTGCATCCAGAATTCTAAGAATAACCGCTTCTTTCGATTCTTTAAGCTGCGTCCTGGCTTTATTGCAACTTACTTTTACTCCACATTTATCTGCAACTCTGATCAGATCCTGGCCTTTCATTGTCCACAGTCTTTCTTCTCTTGTCAACATATTACTACCTCCTTATTTAATCAATTTACCATATTTAATAGCATCTTCTACATAATTTTTAGGTACACTTTCAATGCAATCATATAATACAACGGTATCGCCATTGTAGCTTGCACTATATCCACACTCACTTGCCCAATAACTATATTTAGCGCCTTTAATCTTTCCGGCTGCTTCAATTTCGGCCATTGAGGGATAACCAGGACCCGTATACTGTAATTCAAACATAATCTACCACCTTACCTTAATTTACTAAAACGATAATCTGTAGCTGCGATCCGCTTAGCATCTTCCAGGGTATCCGCAAATGCAAAAAATGTTCTTTTCTCTACTGAATAATGATTAAATACTGAATTATATCTAATCTTTACGCCGCTCTCATTTTGCCATTCTTTTTTATTTCTAGTTTTTCTCCACTTCATGATCTTAACCTCCGTATTTATTGCCTGCTTACATTATATATAATACACTATACCAACATATTTGTACATAAGAAATTAAAAAAATACCACATAAGATTTATGTGGTATTTTTGTGCAATATGTTGGGAACTTATTTTCCTGTTGAACCAAAAGCATTAGTGCCGCGTTCTTGTATATCTTCCGTAATAAAATCCGCAATTACTATTGGTAAGATCACTAACTGTCCGATTCTCTGGCCAGGCTCAAGTAATATTAAAGAACTAGATCCATTTGTAACTATTGCATTAATTTCTCCTTTATAGCCTGAATCAATCGGCGGCAGTTCGCAAGTTATTCCTTTTAAACTCCAGCCGGTCCGCGGAAAAATAAATCCGGCGTAACCATCAGGAAGCTCCAGACCAAAGCCTAAAGGAATAGTTTTAACTTCATTAGGATGTATTATCATTTTAGTACATTTATTTGGAATAAAAACATCCGCCCCTGCATCATTGGCGTGCGCTCTAAACGGTAAATTATCATAACCAAAGTCTATTATTTTTATTTTCAATTCTTACTCCTTTCGCGATGCTCTTCCATATAACTTACGGGCTTTCCACAAGCCAGGGCATAATCTAATTCCTTTTGCGTTGAAACGCCTATATAATCTCTTTTATTTATTACAAAGACTTCATCGGCCATATCAATTTTTTGTCTGTGAAGATCATCAAGTAAAATTTTTATACTGTCTGTTATAGATAAGCTATCTGCATGGCTAAATATATCTATACCTAAAACCACATTACCCTGTAAGGCTAATCTTTGCTGCTCACGCAAAAACTCTTTTTTAAATTTTGTGCTTCCGCATAAACATATTACTTTATATTTCACTTTGCAACCTCAAACTTAATTTTTACACTGGCATTATAATCTTCAAGAATAATATCGTCCAAACTCATTTCCCAAAAATTTGTCGGGGCGCCTTCTCTAAATTTTAACACCGGTGTTGTCTTTCTTGAAGCGTCTGCATATGTATAATAATGCAATAAGTCTCGTACGCCCTCAATTTGATTTTCATAAATATGGCTGTCACCCATAATATGAGTTAAATAGCCAGGTTCTACGCCAAGGTGTCTTGCAAAAAGATGTGTTAAAATTGCATATTGGGTTGTATCAAATGGAACGCCTACCGGATAATCAGCGGACCGTTGCACGATCATACAATTTAATTTATTATTAATAATACTCCAAACTGAAGAATATACGCAAGGCGGTAAATTCATTTCGCCAAGGTCCTGAGGATTCCACATATCAATTACTGCTTGCCTAGAGCTTGGATCATGTGCCAGGGTATCGAGTACATATGCAACTTGATTTTTATATGTAGTATTTTTTGTAACCGTAGCTTGTCCAACCTGATAACCATATGTTTTACCAATCGAGCCGTCTTCATCCGCCCATTTATCCCAAATGTGGCTATTTAGATCTTTAATATTATTAGAATTTTTTTGAAAAATCCAAAACATTTCCCTGGCTGCAACTTTCCAATTAATGTATCTGGATTGTAAAATAGGAAATTCCTGGGCCAGGTCTACAACAATTAATGTAGACGGGAGTCTAAGCGTTTTTATTCCGGTTCTATTATTTTGTTCAAATGTGCCATGAAATAAAATATTTTTAAGATTGGCCATATATAAATCTTCGTACATCATATTATTTTTCCTCCTTTAAGCTTTGGCTTAGAATTTCTTCTTTATAATATTCGGCAATCATTACATCTAAAATTAAAAGATAATTAATGTGGTCTGTGATTTTTTCTGACCATTTTTCTAAAGAATATGCGCCTGGGTCTTTGCACATATCATATACTGAAACAGTATGCTTGGCCATCATTCCGGCGAGCGCTTGAATCGGCGATATATTTTCAAGTGCACCGGCCGTTTTAAAGGCGTGCAAACGATCACAATTGTCTGCTGCATATTCTTCACCTTTCTGCACTAAAAGCTCTTTACAAAAAGCAAGTCTGTCACATATAATTTGGTCAAAAGTTTTCTGGTCCATTTTATTTCCTCCTTTAAAAATATTAGCCGTATACAAAGATTCGATACTTTTTATTTTTTATTGTTTTATTAACTATATTCATACCTAAATATTTTTTTACTTGTTTTGAAAATTCAATATTGCTCAATGGCTTAAAGCTATTTATATTACAAAATTCTATATATTGTCTATATACTAGATTAGTGGGCTCATTTTCAATTTTAATATCCTCCTTAAAGAAAAGTAAAATTGGGTTGTTTTGTTCTTCATATTTTTTAAGTTCGGCCTGGACTTTTTCCGATTCTGTAAATCGTTGATATTTAAGAATATTCTTAAGGCCTTTTAAACCTAATTGAATTAAATACTCCATACATTCTTGCTGTCTTAACTTATATTTTATATAAGGATCAAAGTCAGGATCAGTCGGTAAGAATTTAGCATTGAATGGGACAACGATTAAACGACTTAATACTGCGCCGGATTTATCTTTTATTCTGGGAATTTCATTTGCAGAAAAAAGCATTTTTGCATAATTATTAAAATCAAATGGATCTTGCCCCTTGCGTTCTGCATTTAGTCTATCTCCAGATACTAACTTTTTAAATACAGCAGTATTAGAAATAAAGCTATCATCAATATCATCACCAATATTTGCTAATTTTCCAAATAACTCAGCTTTTTTAAACCGATCATTTAACTCATTAAGGTCAAGCGCTACGGTATTTTCATCACCCAATAAAGTCTTAATCATATCTAAATATGTAGATTTACCGTTAACTTTATCACCGACTAAAATAAAAGCTTTTCTTAACTCATTTCGCCTATAAAAAGTATATCCAATTACTTCCTCTAATAAACTTCTAATACTTTCATCATAACAAGATAATTTATCAAAGGTTTTATCTACTAATTCAGAATAGGCATTAGGGTTATAATCAAACCCTATTCTATTAGTTATTATATATTGCGGTGAAAAGGGAGTAAGTTCACCTGTTATTACATTATATATCCCATTTTTAAATGCAATATATTCCGCATCGCTAGTCTTAGAGTCTTGGCCTATTAATAAATCAAGATAAGACATAGCTTCACTTCTTTTGGCTTTATTTAAACCTGGAATATATCTAATCATTTCAGATTCTATAAATTTTAGATCATTCTTATAAATACCGTCCCGATAAACATGCAGCTGGCCATTTATTTTTATAATATGATTATTGCTCTTTATATAACTAGCAAATCTATCAAATAAAAATGCGCCGGTCCTGCTGAAAAATATTGGTTTTTGAAAAGCCTCATCACGTAAAATTGTATCTATTTCATTTTCATCTAATGGGTCTTTTAATATATACTTATTTATAATTTTTATTGTTTGCCTGACTTCTTCTACGGAAAAATCATTGCTTTGAAGTGTTAAAATATAATTAAATAAACTTTGATTTCGGCCGTCGCCGGCTTCCATAGTTAAAAACTCAAAAGAATATCTTATTGGTAAAAGCCATTTAGGAATTACCTCATAATCTTCATCTTCAAAAATATCATAAATAATTTTTCTTTCAGATCCATTATATTTTAAAATAGAATATGAGTTTTTACATCCAACTTTAATATCAGCATTTAAGCCGCAAGCTAGCTGGCATTTTGTTTTACAAGTAGGCTGCATTATGCTGCCCAGGTCATCTACATTTTTAAATAAAAAATGCTTTCCTCTAGTAGTTTGATAAACTCTGCACCGAATTTCTAAATCATCTACAATGTTTAATAATATCTCAGATTGAGTATAATCATCTATATCTATTAGTATTGTATTTTCTCCTAAAATTCCGGCGTATTCAGATAAATTTTTTACTTCTTCATAACTTCTTAACCCCGCTCCATCTTTATATTTTATTAAACAACGTTTATCTTTTGTTGGTACATAGCCTTTAAAAAGTTCCATCATATATTAATACCGTTATATATTTACACCATATTGTCTTAGTCTATCTAAAGCAAGATTAATATACCAATCATAATCTAGATATTCAGGCGTTTCTTTTTCATTTATATTATCATTGTCAATAAAACAATGGTCAGGAGTATTCCCAAATTTTTCAATAGTAGCGCCTTGAGATTTACATTTACCAATATAAGTATCTTCCTCACATTTAGAAGCAAATACGCGGTAACACTTTTCTACGAAGTATTTTCCATTATGCCATACCCTCCAATATTTTCCTGAAAGCTTTACTACTTTTTGGAACATTTTTAATTTTTTACATTCCCTAATTGTTTTTTCTATTGGTATGTTATGCACCATATAATCAACAAGTGCTTTATTAATTATAGGCAAATCAAAATCAACCGGGCTAAGTGCTTTTGTATATCCTCCTTTCGTTTTAGTTTTTCCTTCCGGATTAACTAATAAATAATTATTAACATCTTTTTGGAATACTTTAGTATAGATATCAAAACCCATTCGCATTCCAGTACGCTGCTCCCAATCCCAGACGATATCATCTATCTTTTCATAATCTTTTATTGATTTAATTTTAAAGAGAATACCGTCAGTATTCGATTGTATAAGCTGCTCTATATGTGGCTCTAACTTTTCAATAAGATCAACGAGAAGCAATTGGCCATTTACAGTAATAGCGTTATTTTCCCTAGGATCATATAGCGGTGAAAATTTATCTTTTAATTGACCTGAAATTGCATTATCTGCGATCTTGTAAGGAAGTCTGGCCGCTTTATCGCCTAATTCTTTAAACCTTAAATTTTCACCATGTATTTTTTCAAAATTTTCAGGGTTGGCCATATTACGATATCCCAATTTATATGTAAGTTGCAACGACGGATAATACGCGGTAACGTCGGCCATAATATAAATACCTTCACCGTAATATTTTTTCATAGCGCCATGAATTCCGCCCCAGGCGAGCACATGTGGAATTCCGGCAATATTTAATTTCTGTTTTTTCTTATAATCATGGTTTTCAGGATCTTTATACCATTCAGCCACGGCTTTATATTTAGAAAGTTTCAAGGTAGGAACGATTGAAAATTCAAATTCATCATCAAATTTTAATCCTTTACCTCCCAAAATTTTTGCAACGCGCTGCGCTCCTGTTTTTCCCATATATGTCATAGGTAAACCAAATATTTTAACAAGACCTAATGCTGCATCAAATTCTGCTTTTCTATTTATAAAAACTTCTATAGTTTGCTCAACATCATGATTGCAATAAAATTCAGTTTGCTTTTTTTCATCTTCAGTCAAAGGCCGGTCAATATCAAAAGGCACTTCAGTTTCTCTAATGCTATTTCCCATCATACCTTCTAATGTTTTTAGGCCAGTGTCTGTTTTAAGCATAGTGTCAAAATTAATCATTTGAATCTTATTAAATAATGACGAATATTCCCAGCCGCCGCGGTCTTGTACAATTATCCAATCGCTTACTTTTTTCGGATCCATTTCTAATAAAATGGCTTTCATAATATATTGGTCATATCGCCGATTGTTATAGCCGATCCATATTTCGTCTTTATGGCCATAAAAATATGCTTCTAGTTTTTTCTTAGAGTCCCAGATTCCGACCGATGTTTTTTCTACCGGGTTTATAATTCTAATATGCCAATTATATTTATAAACCTCAAAATCATAAAAATTTAACATACAAAACCTATTTTATTATTTACAAGTTTATAGCCTACTTAAATAATTATAGCACATTTTGTGCTTATATAAAATTGATAATATTGTACAAAAATAATACAGGTTTTTTGTATAAAAAATACTGGTGAAAAAATATTCACCAGTATTCTCAATTAATCAAGGCTGCTTATTTCTCAAAGACTTCTGAAATTGATATAGAATTAAATTCGTCTGGGTCGTAATCAACTTCATATTCCAGATCAGAAATATCCTCAGCAATATCCATAATTAATTCTGCAAGGTCAGAATATCCATTAAATACAATCGGCCCGACCTCTTCTGACGGCTCTAAACTTTCAAGCCAAGTCATAGCACCCGCGATCATATTTGCATCATTTTTTGTACCAAAAAGAACGCGATTAAAAAACAGACAATGTTTCTTATATTCACCCTCAATAATTCTGAACATGGCCTTTAACATTGGGCGGCCGTCTTTGGTAGCGCCGAGCTCTAATTTTTCTATTTTAGTAACGTAAGATCCGGCCGGAATTTCCGGAAAATCTCCGGTCCCTCCATTTTTCTTAATTTCTTCGGCGTCTTTTTTTAACTGGCCTAAATCGATCTGTTTATCAAATGCTGAAAAATCCATTTATCAATCTCCTTTATTTTAAAATATTAAATTTAAAATATTAAATTTAAAATATTAAGTTTAAGCGCGTCTTCTCCTACGGCGAGTTACAACAGGCTCTTCGGCCGGTGCAATAGTGTCTGCTGCAGTATCTTCGTCTTTTTCTGTATCCTGGGTCTCAACTACATTTGTATTAGTTGCACTTCTCTTTTTTCGTCTAGGCATAGGCGTTAATTCTGGAGTATCTACCTTATCAAATGAAACTTCTTCATCATCGCCCGCCTCTTCCATTCCTGCATTTGCAATGGCTTCAGCATTTGCTTTTTCCGTAGCGGCTCGCTCCTCAGCCATTACGTCTGAGACTTTGCGTCGTCTTTTAGTTTGCGGCCCTGGTTCTTCTTCCGCTTTTTTCTCAGATGTGTCTGTAGACTTTTCTTCTTCCGCTTTGCCACGCCTTCCCCTCCTGGACTTTTTTTCTTCCGGCTGAATATCAGTTTTTACGGCTGCATCTTCTTCGGCCATTTCCTCTTCAGTCTTTGCCCCATCAAATCCATAATAAGACCTGATTTTATCATCCACATATTTAAGGTCATTATCGATTGCATATGACGGAAACATGTCTGCCGGAGATTTTGTTGTATCATGGCCGTTATTCTGAGTAAGGAAAGTATATTTTCCATCGCTTACCCCAGTTTTAAGAACAATGGTGCTCATGCCTTCCATAACAATTTTCTCATCCAGGAGTTTTCCAATGGTCTTAAGCCGCTCAAATCCATCAGAATCTGTATCAGTATGGCACATTACATAGACAATAACATCATCTTTGAGCTCTCTCACACAGTTTGCAATATCCCAGGCATGGCGAGCAATTTCTGTAAATTTATCATAGCCTCGCTCAGTCGCACGGCGCATAAATTCATTGGCCATAACATACTGAAAATCGTCTACTACAATAGATTTATATGTATGAGCAAATCCTTTAATCGCATTTACAATTTCCTCAGAATCATCAGTTGTAATCGACTTAATTTTTCCGCTGCCTTTAAACGGCAAAATTTTTCCTTGGACATTTACAAGCGCAACTTTCGCCGCATCAAAATTTCTAAGTGAATAAGATTTGCCTGTTCCAGATCTTCCCAAAATAAATACTAACTGTCCCATTATTTTTCCTCCTCTGAATCAAATTCAATAAATTTACGCTCTTGAATTATATTTTGACACCCACAATGTGGGCAGTCAAATGCATCATATATTTTTGCTTCAGTCTGGCCGCTTAAGGCTACTGTAACTCCACCAACACGCACCGCGTCTCTAGCAAGATAATGATTTTCTATTATTAACGCAAAATCACGTTCACATACCTTGCAAGTAAGTATACCTTGCATTATTTTTCCTCCTTTAAAAGTTTAGATTCTGTAACATGTGCCGACCACATATCGGCCCAATGTAAAATAAATAACAGTGGGGATTCATGGCCAGGGACTACCGCCATGCCGCCGGTTTCACGGTCATATAATCCATCATGATACATAATCGCAAATTCTTCATCTTCCGTGAAATCAATGAAGCGATTGGCAATGATGACGGACCGGAACGCATGCGGGATAGCATTCAATTCTTTATTGCGTTCATACGGTTTTGCATCAGACTGCACATATTCAGGTTCTGCATCCGGATCTGTTTTCTTATATTTTTTATTCTTGATCATGTTCTTCACATACAGTGGTTTACCATGATCGCCACATTTTCCAAGGTCATGCAGTGCAGCGCACAGAATTACTGATTCACGGAATTCAGGATATTTAACTCCCAAAAGCGCATGGCCAATATTTTCGGCGGCAATCATGACATTCCTAGTATGCTGAACCAGGCCGAATTCACAACACAAATGATATCCGCCAGAACACGGCGCATGAAAAAATCCAATTTCATCCATATAATTAATAAGATCATCTATTCCCTCTCGGTTAATTTCTTTAAGATGATCTATTACAAATTTTCTATTATCAAGTATGGTGTTATCCATAATACCTCCTATTTTAATTCTAATGGGGCATCAAGTCTTGTCCAACGATCAAGATGTGCTCCTTTTTTTAAATTCCTTACAAACATCTTGAAATAATTAAATCCAGACGGATATAAAATAAAGGCAAATCCATTAGATTCTCTTATTTCTTTACAAGTACGTTTTTGAAGCTCAGACGGTTTTCCATTTTGTGCTTTAACTTCTACCGCAACAAAATGGCCGTCTATACAAGTTAATAAGTCTGGAATTCCTTCTTTTGTCATTCGATTAGCAAAAAATTTTACTTGCCAGCCGCCCTCCTGTTCTATAAATGCTTTTACTTTATTCTCAAAAGTTTTTTCAGGTCCCATTTTTAAAAAGTTCCTCCGTATAATCTCGGCGCATGGCTAATGTTTTATAAATTTTCTTTTCTATGCTTCCTGTACAAATCAAGTAATAATAGAAACAAGATTTAGTTTGGCCTATACGATGTATCCGTTTTTTGCTTTGTTCAAACAATTCGCTGCTTAATGGCGGCGTAAAATAAATAATTTTGTTGGCTAACTGCAAGTTAAGGCCCATCGCTCCGGCTTGATATTGAATAAATGTAATTGAGTCATTGCAATTATTGTAGGCGTCAAGATTTTTTTCAATACCATTTACTAAAGAAATATTCCGGCCATGCTTATTGGCAATCGCACGTAATTTTTTTAATTCATCATTAAAATTATAAAAGACAATTAAACGATCATTAGTAGATAAAATTAAGTCTTCAAATGCATTTAATTTATCTTTATTATATTGTCCACACAACTGCCGCTCATATAGTAATTTAGTAAGTACGGTATTACCTATTAACTCTATGGCCTCATCTTTAATAATTACTATAGAATCTCTTTTAAATACTTGATATTCTTTATTTTTAGGAACATAAATATTTTGATCAACCTGGCTTGGTAAATCAAAAACTTCTTCTGTTTTTAAAAATCTGCAGCCATATTCACGCATTTTCCGTTTTAAGCGGTCTTCATTTTTATATCCGTCTATTACCATTAATGGAAAACCATTTGAATTATCATAATGATATTCTACATAATGGTCGTAAAACATTTGTTTTGAAATATTCCAGCCAAGCAACTTCATCTGACTCCATAACCGCTCATACTTTCCGCCGGTTGGTGTTCCAGATAATAATATTACATTGTCTGGTTTTAAACTTAAAATAAATTTGGATCGCTTAGCTTGTTCATTTTGAATTAAAGATGATTCATCTAACAATAATGTAAAATTAGATAATTTCTTTAATTCTGGCCGCCGCCATACTAAATCATAATTAATTACTCCTACCGTAGTAATCCATTTTAGGTCTCTGATAGTAGAAAAGAAACATTCAAATTCAGTACTATTGGTTAAATCCCAGGCGTCAACATTATAACCATTATTTTTAAAATGATCTAACCAATCTTGAACTTTTGACTTTTGGCAAACTACTAAATTAATTTTGGAGCCGAGCCTGATTAATTTCTCGGCCCCAACAAAAGTTTTACCTAGCCCCATATCATGATAGTACGCAACTCTATTTTTATTTTCTGTTGCTTTAAGTTCTTCAATTTGATGGGGATATAAATTGATCATTATTCCTCCGAATCTTCGGCCTCTTCAAGTTCAGCTGCATAAATTACAACTACCTTATTACCACGCAGAAGTGTCTTTACAGGAAGATTTCTCTTTTTTGTCTGGGCAATAATATGATTGCGGCGTTTCTTTGCATCAGTCTCACTGTCATACTCAAATGCAATATTATCCTGATCGCTGTTATTCACAAATTCAACAATAGCCTGCATCTCTTCGCTAAGTGGTGTCTCCTTTGTCTTTCTCACCGGCTTCAACAGTTCCTCATCTACATTATAAGAAATTTTCATTTTATTTATTCTCCTTTAAAATTATTAATTTTTTAATATGGGGGATTTTTACGGGAATCCCCCTGGCCCGATATTCTCAAATAATTCTTATTATAATATTTTCGTTATATGCTCAGATCCACATTAAAAGGCGTAATACTAAAACCACCAAACACTAAGTAAAACCAGATAAAAACATATTAGATCCTCCAAAGCTTTTACAATCATAATACATCAATAAAATCTCATTTTGCACGACATGTATATTATATCGTATAATAGATTAATTGTACATATAAAATTTCATTTTATTTATTTTATAGTGTTCACCACCAAAAACCATTTTTTACCGTATCGGCCTTCCACAAGTCAACAAGTCCACAAGTCAAGATGAATTTAAGTTATATATAATATGATATTTTTTATTATATATTATATATTATTTTTTTTTTAATTAAAATTAAAAATAAAAATTTATCTTGACTTGTTGACTTGAAACCTTAAAATTGCTTGTAAAATCAAGCTTTTTCACAAGTCAAGATGAAATTATTCATCTTGACTTGATCCTTACTTAATCTTAACTTAATTCTGATATGTAGTGGTTTTAAATTCTTTGGTACTAAATACGAGCTTTTCACCACTTTTTGTAATAAACCAAATCTGGCCTGGATAAACTTCAGCCCTGATAACATCTTTAATAATTGCTACCGTTTTACTTGTCTTTTTGCTATACACAAATGCTTTCATTTTTATTCCTCCTTTTCCAGGGCAGCGGGTCGCCGCCCTGGTAATTTACTATTATTATGCGTTTGCCAATCTAGTGAGCTGCTTATTATATTTGACCAATTTCTTACGAGCAATTACCTTCTGCTTGGGTGTAAGAAAACCGGTTTTATTCAGAAATTCGGCAAAGCTAGAAAGAATGGGAGCATCCACACCATTAAAGCCCACACCGTTTTGGTGATTGGTCTGGCCTTCGGCTTGCTCATCCGCAGTCTGCTCGGCATAGATTTTCTTAAGCGCACCATACAGAACCTTATCATTTGTCTGAATAAGATTCTTAATCTCATCTTCTGTCCATACACGTGCCATGGTTTTACCTCCTTTTAATTTGCCATATGTGTGATAAACATCATATAATAGTGTTTTCTTTCACTTGCCTTAAGATATCTAAAGGACTTGTCATAAACGGCTCTAAATGCATTTTTATCGCATTTTTTAATTGCCTCTATCATTTTTTCCTTAAGCTCATTCGCACGCCGCTTTTCATACTCTGTCATTTTATTCATCCTCCTTTGTATCATAGAAATGAGTCATAAACCATTCAACGGCTTCTTCCATAGCTTCTTTATGAAGCTCACTTGAAACATCTGGATAATTAAATGCTACATTTTCAAGTGCCTTGTATACTTCAGACTTAAACTGCTCTTTAATATACTCTTCAAATGTATTCATGATCTTAACTCCTTTACTTACTAAGATTTTAAATTAAGGTTACCTTTCGCAGCTATTTGCCTCAATCAAAGGTCATCCGACGTGATCTATTGGCCAGTGAGCATTCTGTTTTATCCTTAATTTATTGCCTGTTTACATTATATATAATATCACATACCATTATATTTGTACATAGTTTTTTGAAATTTTTTCTAAAAATTTTTATAAAAAATCAGATCCAGGAATTTTTATAAAAAATCAGATCTAAAGATTTACTCTTTAGATCTGACTTTTGAATTTATGCCAACATATTTCCTGCGATTTCTTCAAGCTGTAACCTGGTCTCAAGTGTAAAATCCTGAGCAATTTCAGTAATTCCGTTAATCAGGCCCCATCTAGTGGGTGCATATTTAATTTCTATAAGTTCTACTACTTTTTCCGCAGCCTGATCAGAAAGCTTAGTTGTGTTTTTAATCTCATTGATTAATTCTTCAAGATCTCCTTTAAGCGGAATTTTTCTTGTTTCATTAATCGATTCTGCAATCTTATCTTTCAGATCATAGAAAGAAGTAAGCCCGCTTGTTAGACCGTCTCTAAAATCATCATGGTTAATGCCAATGTGTTTCTGTCTAAACATCTTGGCGGCTGATTTTGCAATTACCAAACCATTCGTGCAAACCTGTTTCCAAATGAAAAATTTTACTGATAAACCACTTCGGCCTACATCAGAACTATCCAGGGTAATTCCCGCATAAAGATCTTCATTATCAACATTTAAAAGTGTCTTGTCGATCATTCGGAGATGCAACCGTTCTTCATTAATAAAAGAACCTTTCAATGCAAATTTTGCAGGGTCAAAAACTTCGGCCAAAGTAGTCAAAATTTCTGGAGCATCATATGTGGAATAACTTCCAGAAAGAACACCGCGGCAAGCTCCGTCATAATTTCTGATTAACAGGTTTCTTTTATCATTCTGCAGCCAATAGTTCATATTTTCCGCAGCCAGGGCCGGATTATTACTTTCAACACATCTGGTGATATATCGGCTTGGGATCGAAAGCTTGCCACAAAATTCTCCGCGGGCGAAGCTACTTAACGGAATATTCTGACCATCAAAAGTCATCTGCATGTTT